CAATCATGCAATCACATGCTATATGTATTGATTTGATGGATTTACTTGATGGATTTGTGGATATTGAAGAGGTATTTCCAAAAGAAGATTATAAACATTAAGAGTGAAATAACCATTACTTGAATCTTACCATTTATAAAAATAAAAGATAATAACAATTAAAAGTAAATAAAATGTAGACAAATATGGAGTAAATCATAAGGAGGCTGAAATGAAAAGATTGACAAGCAATAAAGAAGTATCAGAAATGGGCATGTATGAGTTGGCACATAATTCATGCTATGCAAAGGACAGAAAAGCAAGATTTAGAGATTTTGAGAATGATTTTGACGCAAGACAACTTACAACAAAATTATTGGAAAAGTATGCAGACATTCCAAACGAATTTACTTGCGATGATGATTTTGACGATTTCATGATGGATTCATTGCAGTATGGAATGGACGATATTCAAGGACTAATTGCAGTATTTTATTGTAATCTATGGGCTATGGCTGATTTGAGAGAACGGCTGAAAGAATACGAGGACTTAGAGGAGCAAGGGAAACTGCTGAAACTGCCTTGTGCGGTGGGAGATACAGTGTATAGATTTTACACGGTAGATGATGAAACAAAAATATACGAACATCGTATAACAACATTGACAAATATCGTAAATATTATGGAAGTTGGGGAGATAGGGGAAACAGTTTTTCTCACTAAAGAAGAGGCAGAGCAGGCGTTGAAAGAGATGGAGGGGAAAATTTGAAAGAGATAAAACATTATGTTTGTGAGATTTGCCACACAGAATATAACGAAAGACAAAAGGCAATTGATTGTGAGAAGAAACATTGCAAACCAATGGCAAAGAAGAATTGTGAACTTGAACTTTACAAATTGATTATGGAGGGTGCTAGTTGCGGCTTTCCTTATGTATCTGAATTTGACTGGGTAAATGATGTACAATTTGTTGTTTGGGTTGATTATCTTTGGATTAAAGATTTTATGGACAAGTTGATAGAAATTTTTGGAGATGGCATATTTGAAGATTGTCGCCATTTTCATGCAATCATGCAATCACATGCTATATGTATTGATTTGATGGATTTACTTGATGGATTTGTGGATATTGAAGAGGTGTTTCCAAAAGAAGATTATAAGCATTAAGATTGGATTGGAAGGATTTTGACATGAGTATGATTAGTGAGTTGGTAGATAAATTGAAAAATTACGCAGTGGAATATGACCTACCACCGTTTGGAAGAGAGGTTGAGGGAACACCTGAGCTTCTGTTAGAAGCCGCCGACACAATAGAAGCCTTATCCGCAAAGTTGGTAGCGGCGAATATGGAGAATAGCGGTGGGTGGATTGCTTGTGAGGATAGATTGCCAGAAGAATATGACAGTATATTTGCAAAACTCAAAGGGACTGCTAAATGGAATGAGGCAATGTTTGAAAAGATTTCTGAAGATGTGAATGTTACTGTAGAATATGAAAATGGCAAAAGAAAAACTATGACATTGCATACCGTTGACGGAAAGTGGAAAAAGGATAGATTTGTAAAGTTTAAAGTTATTGCATGGCAGCCTCTACCTGAACCTTACCACTATAAAGATAACAACAATTAAAAGTAAATAAAATGTAGATAAATATGGAGTAAATAAATGAATAGAATAACATGGAATGAACCTGATGGAAGCTGGGGAATAAAAGGTGTGAAATTGGAGACACTTCCGCCTAAAGTATATGGTGCATTATATAAGCTGATGAATTATGAAAAGACAGGTTTAAGTCCAAAGCAAATTGAGGAAATGGACTTATTGTACACAGAAAAGTGTAAAGAAGTAACAAAAATAGAAAAGGAATTAGAAAAGCAGGAGAAGGGAGAAATTAATAATTAGTTTAAATTAAAGTATAACATGAAAGGGGGAATTAACATAAGCAGAAGAATTAAGTATTTTGGCGGGCAGCATGAAACAAAGCCTATCAAGGAGCAAAGAGAAATTGACGCTTTATATAATTATTTCTTAAAGCAGATTGAAAGGTCAAAATCCGATATTAAAAGATACCAAGCAGAACGCAATTATATGCTAATACACATTGGTTTAAATACAGCTTTTAGGGCAGAGGATTTATTGCAGCTACGTGTTGCCGATGTAAGAAAGGGATATATAAGTATTAAAGAAAATAAAACAGGCAAAATGCAAAATTTTAAGATGAATAAGCAGTTCCATCAAGATATTCTTAATTATATTAATAAATATGGTTTTGGAGAATATGATTATTTATTTAGAGGTCAAAAGAATTATGTAAATGATAGAGTATATATATATCCAATTAACCGGCAGCAGGGGCATAGGATTGTATCAAATGCAGGAAGGGCGATAGGTATATCATATACGTTTGGGCTTCATTCGCTTAGGAAAACATTTGGCTATCAATATATTAAAAAAGGGGGAAATGTTATCACATTAATGAAGATGTATAATCATGATTCGCCTGATGTAACATTAAGATATGTATGCTGGGGTAAAGAGGACGCGGAACATGATAGAACAGCAATGTATATAGGACCTGGAAACAATAGAAAGATATTTCTAAAGTAATAACATTGTAGTGTTATTTTAATTTTTATTTGTAATGATTTGATATAAATAATATAAAATAACGATAAAAATAGTTATGGTATCATTTTTGCATAAATAAAAGCAAATTGATATAATGAAAACGTACATAAATAGTGTATTGGTAAGCTGTTTAAAAGGCAAAGAAAAAATTATACACTTTTAGGGATTATGTATCATTTTTTAAAGATATAAAGGAAAGCTAATAAATAAGGAGAGGGCATTGCTAGATAATTTAAAAAAATTATTGAAGGAATATAATAATTTAAAAGAGGAAAAGAAAGATATACAAAATTCATTATCAAGAATACAAAAGCAGCTTGAACGATTAGAGGAAAAAGGATATAAGGTAAAGGATTCTGTAAAAGGGGGAGAAGGTGGAATACAGATATTTAAAGTAGAAGGGTATCCATATCCAGAATATATTAGAGTAAAAACAAAAAGCCTTTTGCAACAACAAAAGTTAAATATAAAAATGGATAAAATGGATGAGTTATTAAGCAAAATAGATAATTATATTGACTCCATAGAGAATAGCGAAATACGAAGAATTATTATATATAGGCATATAGATGATATGACTTGGCAACAGGTTGCAAAGCGAATGGGGAAATATTATACAGCAGATGGTTGCAGAAAGTTATTAGAACGATATTTTGAAAAAGTAAAAAATACTTGACTAATAGGTGTAAAATATAAAAAATATTTGACTAAAAAACAGTCTAGTATATTAAAACAAATGATATATTATTTAAAAAATTTAAAGTTGTCCGTTTTGTCCGTTTTTTCTGTGTTAATATTTAAACTGAAGAAAGAGTCAAGATTTTAAAAATTGAATTAGAAAAATATTAAAATTTTATAGACCTCCTACAAAGCAGTCCAGCAATGTCTGGACTGTTTTTGTGTAATGGAATTAATTTGGGGAGGAAATAAGCAAAGAGGTGGTGGCTTATAAAAAAATATGAATTAGCAGAAAAAGATTATAAAAATGGAATGAAGTATAAAGATATAGCACAAAAATATGAAGTAAGTCTTGCTACAGTAAAGAGTTGGAAAACAAGATATAAGTGGCAGCGTTCAAAAGTTTCTAAAAGTACGCATACAAAGTCAAGTAAAGTATGCGTACAAAATGATAATAGTATACAAAATAAATGTGAACTGCCTGCAAATGATTTGGATTTTTTTGTAGAAAATGAAGAACTTACACAAAAACAACAGCTTTTTTGTATCTATTACATTCAATTATTTAATGCAACTAAAGCTTATCAAAAAGCATATCAATGTGATTACAATACAGCAGCGGTATGTGGCAGTAGACTGTTAAAAAAGGTCAAGATAGTAAATGAAATTAATATGTTAAAACAAAATCGGTTAAATAGAGACTTAATAACAATAGATGATATATTTCAAAGATATATTGATATAGCAATGGCAAATATAGCTGATTATGTAGACTTTAAAAAGGGACAAATAGAGATTAAGGGCTTAAATAAAACAGACGCTAGTTTGATAAAAAAGATAAGTGTAGGCAAGATAACATCTATAGAACTTCAAGATACAATGAAAGCATTGGATTGGCTGACAAAGCATATGGGAATAGCAACAGATGAACAGAGAGCAAAGATAGAACTTCTTAAAGCACAGACAGATAAACTAAAGGAGACAGAAAAAAATGAAGATGAACAAGTTATAATAGTGAACGATATTAAAGAGTAACAATAATATAGTGAAAAGATTTACCGTTGTGTCATTATAAGGATAATTAATAACCTTTTTTGTAAAAATGTCAAAATATATTGACAATACCTTTATTTAACTATACAATAGCAGTGTCAAGAAAACGAACGTTATTTTGATATTTTTGCAAATTAAAATTTTTTTAGGAGGTTGACACAATGGCTAATGTATATGGGTATATGAGAATATCAACAAGGGAAGATAGGGAAAAACAACGGTTTAGTAGACAGGAAAGTGCGCTTTCCAGATATGCAAAAGAAAATAATGTAGAATATGTGTTTCAGTTTAAAGAAGATGTAAGTGGTAAGAGTTTTGAAAATCGGGCAGAGTGGAAGCGGTTAGAAAAGATAGTTCAATCTGGTGATACGATTGTATTTAAAGATATTTCCAGATTTACAAGAGAAGCTGAAAACGGATATAAGAAATATATAGATTTAATGAATAAAAGTATAAATCTTGTATTCCTCGATAATCCAACAGTATCAACAGATTATATAAAGAATTTGTTAAATATAGCAGAACAACAAGAAATTGTAACAAAAACGGTAATGGAAAGTATGGTTAAAATACTTCTTATTGCGGAATTAGCTAGAACAGAACGAGAGCGAGAAACGTTATCACAACGTACAAAAGATGGTATGAAAGCACATAAAGAAGAGGCAGAGAGACAAGGAAAGGAATGGAGAGCAGGTCGCAAACCAGGACAACTTGATAAGATGACTGATGAACTGCAAGCAGATATTGTGTTATATTTAGCAGATAGAAGTATAAAGGCTTCTGATTTAATGAGAAAGCATAATATATCACGAAATACATTTAAGAAGTATGTAGAGATTGTGAAAGGCTCTATGTAAATGAAATTATAAAGCAAATAATATTAAGAAGATAAGGTGATGTCTTTGCAAGAATTATCATTACAAAAACTAATTGGCAAAGGATATGTCGATTTTTGGAATACAAGAAAAAGGTATCGAGTATGTAAAGGTTCAAGAGGTTCAAAGAAGTCAAAAACAACAGCTTTGAATATGATATATAGATTATATCAATATCCTGAAAGTAATGGTTTATGTGTTCGGCGGTATTCTAATACATTGCGTGATTCTGTGTTTAGTGATTTAAAATGGGCTATTCATAAAATGAAATTAGATGCTTATTTTGAATGTACAGTATCACCAATGCAGATTATTAGAAAAAGCACAGGACAAAAGATATTATTTAGAGGATTAGATGATGGATTGAAAATTACGTCCATTTCTGTTGATAAAGGGTATCTTTGTTTTGTATGGATAGAAGAAGCTTATGAAATCAGGGAAGAGGATTTTAATAAGCTGGATATGTCTATTCGTGGTGAAGTACCAGAAGGGTATTTTAAGCAGCTTACGCTTACGTTTAATCCATGGAGTGCAACAAGTTGGCTAAAAGTTCGGTTTTTTGATAATCCAGATGATGACATTTTTACAAAAACAACTACTTGGGAATGTAATGAATGGCTTGATGAAGCAGACCGCAATATTTTTAGAAAAATGAAAATAAACAATCCTCGCCGATATCATATAGAAGGTGAAGGAGAATGGGGGATTGCAGTAGGTTTAATATATGAAAAGTGGAAAGTAGAAGATTTTGATATTGATAAAATAAGACAAATACCATGTATTAAATCAGCATTTAATCTTGATTTTGGATTTACGGACCCAAATGCTTTTGTCTGTGAAATGGTTGATAACACCAATATGATTATATATGTTTTTGATGAATGGTATAAGACAGGGGTTACTAATAAGATTATTGCACAAGCAATAAAGGACAAAGGTTATGGAAATCAGATTATCATATGTGATAGCGCTGAACCGAAAAGTATTGTTGAATTACAGGAGGAAGGTATTAAAGCAATGCCTTCACGTAAGGGGAAAGATAGTGTAAATTATGGTATTCAGTTAATACAAAATTATACCATTCTTATACACCCTACATGTACAGAGTTTTACCATGAAATACAAAATTATTGCTGGGAACTGGATAAGAATGGAAAGCCAACAGATAAACCAGACCATGAATTTTCACATGGTATGGATTCGATGAGGTATGGAGTATCAAAAATATTACAGCCTGAAGCATTTAGTTTTGATTAATAATAGTATATAGAGTATATAGTCTTGAAAATTAACGTTTTCAGGATTTTTTTATTTTGTGGAGTTGCAAGAGTTGCTTGCAGCTTTTTTTATACAAGAAGGAAGGTGAAATAAACTTGTTTGGCAATTTCGTTGATAAGTTAATGATAAAGATTGGTAACTTTTTTCTGTCTGGTGTTCATTCAAAGATAACAGATAAGCAGTTTATAGAAATGGAAATACGTAGATGGGAAAGTTCACCTCAAAGAGTTATGCAGATTAAAGGGTTTTTATATTATGAGAATGAACATGATATTTTAAAGCGTAAAAGAACTATGATAGGAGAAGATGGCAAATTAGAAGTTGTTGAAAATTTGCCAAATAACCATATTATTGATAATCAATATGCGAAGCTGGTAAACCAAAAAGCAAATTATCTATTTGGACAGCCTATTACATTAGATGGCGAAAATAAACAGTATATTGAATTATTGAAAAAAATATTTAATAAGAAGTTTATGAAAGTCTTAAATAATAGTGGCAAAGCTGCTTATAATGGAGGAATTTCATGGTTATATCCCTATTACAATGAACAGGGAGAGTTTACGTTTCGATTATTTCCATCTTATGAGATTTTACCCTTTTGGAAAGATAGTGAACATACAGAACTTGAATTTGCAGTTCGGATTTATCCAGTAATTGGATATGAAGGAACAAGAATAAAGTTGATTAAAAAAGTAGAAATATATGATTTAAATGGTATTCATCAATTTATTTATGATAAAGGTTCATTAATACCAGATATAAGTGATAAACACAAAGATATGTATCATGTTACGGTGACTGATAAAAATGGAAAGGTTACAGGTTTTAATTGGTCTAAAATACCACTTATACCACTAAAATGCAATGAAAATGAAATGCCTTTATTAAAAAAAGTAAAATCTTTACAAGATGGTATCAATATTATGCTGTCTGATTTTGAAAACAATATGCAAGAAGACGCAAGGAATACAATTCTTATTATAAAAAACTATGATGGCACAAATTTAGCTGAATTTAGAAAGAATCTTGCAACTTATGGAGCTATTAAAGTTCGATATGATGGAGAAACAAAAGGTGGAGTTGAAACACTTGAAATTAATGTAAATGCTGAAAATTATAAGTCAATAGTGGAACTATTTAAAAAAGCATTAATTGAAAATGGTATGGGATATGATGCCAAAGATGACCGATTATCAGGTAATCCTAACCAGATGAATATTCAATCCATGTATTCAGATATTGATATTGACGCTAATGATACAGAAATAGAATATCAAGCTGCCTTTGAAAATATATTGTGGTTTGTTAATGCACACCTTGCAAATACTGGACAAGGAAACTTTGAAAAGGAAGAAGTAACCGTTATTTTTAATAGAGATATCCTTATAAATGAGACTGAATCCATTGATAATTGTCAAAAATCAATAGGCTTATTGTCTGATGAGACTGTTATTAGTATGCATCCTTGGATTGATGACCCACAACTTGAATTGGAGCGTTTAAAAAAGCAAAAGGAAGAAGCACAAAAAGAAATGGAACAGCAATACTTTGGTGCAGACAATCAAAAAGAAGAAAAACCATTTGATGATATAGCAAATAATACAGCCAGTAAGCAAGGTGGTGAAGAATAGTGTCCAAAAAGTCATCTGAATACTGGCAACGGCGATTTAAGCAAATAGAAGAATCACAACATAATATGGGGCTTCAATGTTATGCAGATATTGAAAAGCAGTATCGTAAGGTACAACACCAGCTTGAAACACAAATAAATGCTTGGTATGGGAGATTTGCTGCGAATAATGGTATTACACTTCAGGAAGCAAAGAGTATGTTAACCAATAGACAACTAGAAGAATTAAAGTGGGATATCAATCAATATATTACATATGGTCGTGAAAATGCAGTTAATGGACAATGGATGAAGCAGCTTGAAAATGCTTCTGCAAGGTATCATATATCACGATTGGAAGCACTAAAGCTTCAAACACAACAGTCTTTGGAAGTGTTTTTTGGTAATCAGCTTGATAGTGTTGATAGAGCAATGAGGAATATTTATACCAGTGGATATTATCATACAGCCTATGAAATTCAAAAAGGTGTTGGTGTTGCTTGGAATTTTGCAACACTTGATGATAAACAGATTTCAAAGGTTATTCATAAACCTTGGGCGGCTGATGGAAAGGATTTTTCAAGTAGAATATGGAGCAATAAAACAAAATTAGTAAATGAACTGAATACGACATTAACCCAGAATATTATATTGGGAAGAGACCCACAAAAAGCCATTGATGAAATTGCAAGGAAAATGAAGGTATCAAAGACAAATGCTGGAAGACTTGTAATGACAGAAGAGGCTTTTTTTAGTTCAGCGGCGCAAAAGGATTGTTTTAAAGAATTAGACGTTGAACAGTATGAAATTGTTGCAACATTAGATTCGCATACTTCAGATATCTGTAGGAATATGGATGGGCAGCATTTTAATATGTCTCAATGGGAAGTGGGAACTACAGCTCCACCTTTTCATGTAAATTGTAGGACCACAACAGTACCTTATTTTGATGATGAATTTGACTTAGTAGGGGAACGAGCAGCAAGAGGGGAAGATGGAAAGACCTATTATGTACCAGCAGATATGGATTATAAGGAATGGATGGACATTTTTATAGGTAGTACTGTTGATACAAATAAGTTGGTTTCTAAGTTGAAAAATAATGCAGATGTAATAACACGAAACAAACCACCTGTTTCTTTGCAAAGTCTGGATAATAAATTTACAGAGTCTATTTTTAAAACGGTAAATAATGCTCCAATACTGTTTCAAAAAATCATATTAAATTATCAAGACAGAATAGTTTTTGCAAAATTTGATGCTATTGGAAATTCAAGATATAATTCACAATATGGTATTTTTATTAACTTGAATAATGATTATATGAATAATCGTGGACGGTGGTCAACATTATTTCATGAAATAGGACATAATATTGATAATATATTTGGTAGTCCTTCAAAATCAAATGATTTTATTGAAAATTTAAAAAGTGATTTTTCAGTATTTACAAATAGATATGCAAAGACATATAATATTAATATAGATGAAGTCTATAAAGAACTATCATATGGACTTAAACATGCATCTGATGAAGAAAGTCATATTTTTTCTGATTTGTTTGAAGCTTTATCAAATGGAAAGTGTATGGGTAGTTGGAGACATGCTCCTAATTATTGGGATTCAAAAGAAAGAATTGGAAAAGAGGCATTTGCACATTTTTTTAGTGCCTCTGTAACTAATAATAAAATAAAACTAGAATCTATTAAATCAATATTCCCTAGTGCTTATAAGGAATTTTTAAGAATAGTAGGTGATATGAAATGAATAAAGAAGTAATTATTCCTGATTTTTTAAAAATGATTTCAGATGAAGAAAAAAAACCATTATCAAGATTTTCTGCGTTGGTTGATGAATATACTAAAAAATTTGATGAAAGTCCTCCAACAGAACCATCTACTCATACAAAAGATACATGGTGTTTGATTTTGAGAGAATGTATTAAGCAAGAGAAAACAGTAAATGAATTATTAGAGATAGAACAAAATGATGAATGGTTAGATTAAATGTATTTTATTATGGTTTAGATATAGGGTTTTGTTAAGAGTGTGTTTTGGGGAAACGATAGAAAGGTTGTATGTGGAATGGGTAAAAAGGAATTTTTAGAAAAAGCAAAGGAAATGGGATATACACAAGAACAGATAGACTTGATTGTGAAGGATATGGAAGAAGATATTGCACTTGGTCTGCCTGTTGATTGGAGTTCATGCCTTATAGAACTTCCCATTTCAGACTGAACGTAAACATTTAGAACACCATTATTTAGCAGTGTTTTTCTTTATGCTATTTTAAATTGGTTTTTTGAGAGGTAAAAAATGTATTGCAAAACAGTAGAAGAAGTTATAACTACACTTCACCCAGAGAATGGTGAAGTGTTTATTTTATCTAATGGATGTAGAATGCTGCTTGCCAAATGCAGTCTAAAGATTGATATTGTGCAACATTCCACAACATTTAAAGCAAGAAATCCGAACGGATATAATGTGAAAAATCGTTATATTTCGGTAGTATTGTGTCTTGACCCAGAAATGGCAGCAGGAATTACGGATGAAATTTTTAAGTCTATAGATAGGTATGAAATACATTGTGAGATTGAGAAAAATATTGGAAGTTATGAGAAAATTAAGTTTGACAAGCTATTAGAAGAATCCATAGACATTTATAAAAATGAATGGGAGTTTAGGATTGAAGATGTTGAAACAATTAAAAAGCTAATGAAAAATTATGTGGTGGAGATATAGACCATTTTTTTAATGTAATGTTATATTTTAGCAAAATCACATAAAGGGATATGTTTTATTATAGTAAAAATAAACATAAAGGAGAATAAAAGAAATGGATAAAGTTATAAATGTAATTCCAGCAACAAATGGGGAACTTTACATAATATCAGCAGGAAAGAGGCTTCCGTTGGCACGTTTTGAAGGTAGGGTAAAGATTATTGAACGAACAAAATTTGTTCCAATTCTTGGTACTGTGCAAAAGGGAACAAAAACAATTTATGCTTCGTTTATTGTTTGTGGTGACTTAGAATATCAGAGAGAAATTGACAATGGTTATATCCACAGTGGCAAGGTCTATGATGTATTTGCAGACGTTGATGGTGAAAGGATACATTTTGCAGGATTACGATTTGAAGATTCTGTTCCGTTAAAGAATGAACTTGTTTTTGAAATTACGGATTTAGAACTTATACAAAAGCTAAGTTTGAAAGTAATATAAACTTGTATGACAATAAAATTAAGTAACAAAAATAAATAAGCCTACCTTGTTACTTGGCGGTACAGGTAGGCTTATAAGCAAACTTGGAGGCTAACCACTTTGTGGGCGGTTATTCCTTTTTGTATGTTTAATATATCATATTTAATAATAGGGGGCAAGTGGTTTTTGATAAATTTGAAAATAGGAGATGTTAAGGCAACAGGCTTGAGTTCGAGAGTAGTTTAAATTGATATAATAAAATAACGATAATTCAAAGGGCATCCACCAGCGGATGTCCTTTTGTTTTATAAAAATATAGTTGAAAGCGAGGTAAAACAATGACAAAAAAGCAGTTAGAGGATTTGGGCTTGTCTAAAGAACAGATTGACAGCGTTATAAAAATCAATGAAGATGACATTAAAAATGAAAAATCTGTTTCTTCAACGCAAATTCAAAATTTACAAGCTGAAAATGATGGACTAAAAAACCAAGTGTCAGACAGAGACAAACAACTTGAGACACTAAAAACATCGGCAGGAGACAATGAGGCTTTAACAAAGCAGATTGCAGACTTGCAAGCCGAAAATACGAAAGCAAAAGAAAGCTATGAGGCTGAAATGAACCAGTTAAAAGTAGATTTTGCAGTGGAAAAAGCATTATCTGGAGCAAAGGCAAAAAATATTAAAGCAGTGAAGGCTTTGCTTGATTTAAGCGACGCTAAATTTGATAAGGAAGGAAATGTTAAAGGTTTGCAGGAACAGATTGACAAGTTGGTTACTGCTAATGATACAAAGTTCTTGTTTGAGGCTACACAGCAGACACAGCAAACATTTAAGGGTTTTCAGCCAGGTGTGTCAGCACAGCAAAAACCAGGCACACAAGTGGATACTTCTAAGATGAATTATGATGAACTTTGTGCTTATTTAGCAGAAAATCCAGATAGTACATTAGGAGAATAATTGTAAATTAGAAAAATAAAAGAAAGGTTCGGTGAAATATATGCCAAACGATAAGTTTGATTCTAAAAGTTTTAATCCGCAGGCTTTTAAATATATGGTTGGAAGAGTTCCAAACCTTCATATGCACGAAATTAAGAAATCAAAAGCGCTAGCGGGCAATCCTGATATTAAGGCAACACTAGGTGGCAGTCAGGGCGGCACAGGTTACGCACGTATTGCAATGCGCGGTTTATTAGATGGGGACGCTGTCAATTATGATGGTCAGACCGATATTACTGCAACGAGTACAAAGACCTTTGAACAGGGAATTGTTGCCATTGGTCGTGCAAAGGCTTGGGTTGAAAAAGATTTTAGTTATGATATTACTGGTGGTGTAGACTTTATGCAAAATATAGCTGACCAAGTTGGTGAATACTGGGATGGAGTAGACCAAGACACAATTATTGCAATTTTACAGGGCTTATTTGCTATGACTGGAGCAAAAAACCTTGAATTTGTCAACAATCATACTTATGATGTGACAAAAAAGATTGATGGCAAAATGTCAGCAACGACATTAAACAGTGCAGCAAATAAAGCATGTGGTGCAAATAAAAAGAAGTTTACATTAGTATTTATGCACAGTGATGTTGCAACAAATCTTGAAAATCTAAATCTTGTCGCACATCTAAAATATACCGATGCACAAGGTATTCAAAGGGAACTTGACTTGTATACTTGGAATGGTAAATTAGTGGTGATTGATGATGATATGCCTACGGTTGCACAGGAAGGCTTTTATATCAAAGCAAAATCCACTGATGAGGGAGCTTTAGAAGTGGTTGCTGATAGTGCAACAGCAACGGCAAAACAGATTAAACTTGCAGCAGTTACTCCTGTTGCAGATGATTATGGAACACCAGCAGTTGGCGATTATGTTGTATTTGTAGATGATTTTACGGAATATACAACGTTTGTTCTTGGAAATGGCTCATTTTCTTATGAAGATTTAGGGGTAAAGGTACCTTATGAAATGAACCGCAATCCGTCAAAGAATGGTGGCGAGGATACTCTTTATAGTAGACAGCGCAAAGTATTTGCACCTTTTGGAATTTCTTATGAGAAAAAATCACAGGCAAGTCTTTCACCTACGGACACAGAATTAAAAAATGGTGAAAATTGGTCATTGGTACATTCAGGTGAAAAAACAGAAAAAGACCGCAGTTATATTAACCATAAGGCAATTCCAATTGCTCGTATTATTTCAAGAGGATAATTAAAGGCAGGTGATTTGTAATATTTGATATCCATTCTTTAAAAGAAAGATTAAGGTCATTTCGTTATGAGGTCAAGGAAGATGATGAATTTTCCTTGACTTTTTGTATGGAAAAAGTACGTAATACGATTAAGAATGAAATTAACTGGCAAGAAGTACCTGAAGAACTTGAGTATATTGCAGTGGATATGGCAGCAGGTGAATTTTTACAGGCAAAGAAAACATTTCAGCCAGATGACCTTGAACATTTTGATTTAGTTTGTACAGTGAAACAAATTCAAACAGGAGATACAAATACAGTTTTTGCAGTGGGTGATGGAAGCATGACTCCAGAACAAAGGTTAAATGCTTTTATTGATTACCTTTTAAATTATGGAAAGACAGAATTTCATTCCTTTAGGAGAATACGATGGTAGAGGCAATTTGTGCGGCAAGAAAGGCAGCAAGACAAGCGATTGAAAGTACTTATGATGGTGTCGCAAAGGTTATAGAACATCAGAAGATAAAAGATGAACAATCAAAACTAACTTATTTTGAGGATAAAGTTGTTTTGGAAAATCAGCCATGCAAACTGTCCTTTAAAAATTTATCAACTGCGAGACAAAGTGAATCGGCAGCAGCTATAACACAAACGATTGAGTTATTTATATCACCAGATATTACAATTAAACCAGGTTCAAAAATAATCGTGACACAAGCTGGAATAACAACAAGTTATACATATAGTGGTGTGCCAGCAGTGTATGATACACATCAGCAGATTATTCTTGAACTTTTTACGGAGTGGGCATAGATGGGAAAATATGGAAGTATTGATATTCAAGGATTTAAAAAGCTGCAAGAAGAATTAAACAAGATGAAAAATTATAATGATTTTGTAGAATCCTGTGCAAAAGAACTGGCAGCTAGGCTGCTTGCCAAAGTTGTAAGACGTACACCAGTAGGCGATTACTCTAGGGAAATTGAAGTTGTAGCAAAAAAAGATTCTAAAAATCATAAAAAAGGTGATACCTATAAAAAAAAAATAAACCCATCTGGCAAGATGGGCGGTACTTTAAGAAGAGGGTGGACAATTGGGGAAATAAGGAAAGATGGTGGTATATATAGTATTGAGATTATAAATCCAGTGGAATATGCGACCTTCGTTGAATATGGTCACAGAACCCCCAATCATAAAGGTTGGGTTGAAGGTCATTTTATGATGACTATATCGGAACAAGAATTACAGACAATTGCCCCCAAAGTACTTGAAAACAAGCTTAAAAAATATTTAGAGGAATGTATGAAATGATAAATTTGATACTGAAATCAATTAGCGTTGCTTTAAATGCGGAATTTAATGAAAAAGAATATGAAATCTATATAGAACAAATTAAGCAGGATTTAAAAGAACCCTGTTTTTTTATTGTGTGTTTGAATCCAACAAACAAGTTGTTTCTTGGCAAGCGGTATTTCAGGAAAAATCAGTTTTGTATTCATTACTTTCCAGAAAATAATTCAAAGGTGAATGAGGAATGTCATGCCGTTGCCAGTCGTCTTTTTTTATGTCTTGAACAATTGGCAGTAAAAAATGATTTGGTAAGAGGTACGCAGATGTCTTATGAAATAATAGATGGAGTTTTACACTTTTTTGTCAATTATGACATGTTTGTTTACAAACAGAGTAATATCCTTCCAACAATGGAAGAGATGGAAAAAGAAGTTTCAGTGAAAGGTAGGTGATAAAATGGTGCAGGAAAATAAAATACAAGAACCAGCAACGCATAAAAATGTTGATAATAAAGTTTTAAAAGAAAATAAAGTTTCTACTGAAAGTAAGTTTTCAAAAGAACAATTGCTTGCTGCTAAATGTTTTGAAAACAGAAGGGATATAGTAGACGCTCTTCTTGTACAAGGAAAACAATATACAATAAAAGAGGTACAACAAAAAATTGAAAATTATATGAAAGGTAAGGTGAAATAAATGGCTTTAGGCGGTGGAACTTTTGTTACGCAAAATAAAGAATTGCCAGGTGCATATATTAATTTTATTTCAGCAGCTTCTGCAAATGCTGCACTTTCTGATAGAGGCATTGCTACAATGCCTCTTGAATTAGATTGGGGAGTTGATGGGGGAATTTTTAAGGTGACAAATGAAGAGTTTAAAAAGAACAGTTTAGAAGTCTTTGGATATGATTATACACATAGCAAACTCAAAGGGCTTCGGGATTTATTTTTAAATATCCAAACACTTTATGTATATAAACTGACATCTGGAGGACAAAAAGCAAGCAATGATTTTGCAGAAGCTCTTTATAGTGGAGTACGAGGCAATGATTTAAAAATTGTTATTCAGCAAAATACAGATGATGAAACATTGTTTGATGTAAGGACCATACTTGAAACGGTAGTTGTTGATGAGCAAACAGTTACGGCAGCAAGTGAGCTGATTGTAAATAAGTTTGTAAAGTGGAAATCAGACATAACATTAGCAGTTACAGCGGCAACTCCGCTTCAAGGCGGCACAAATGGAACGGTTGAAGGTGAAGCACATCAGGCTTATCTTGAAAAAATAGAATCATATACCTACAACACAATGGGCGTTGTCGTAACAGATGAAACGACAAAAAGTTTATATGCTGCTTTTGTTAAACGCTTACGTGATGAGATGGGAATTAAGTTCCAGCTTGTACTTTATAATAAAACAGCCGATTATTATGGAACAATCAGTGTCAAAAATAAGGTTCTTGATGAAGGTTGGAGTGCAGCAAGTCTTGTTTATTGGATAACAGGCATTTCTGCTGGGTGTGAAGTAAACAAGAGTAATCAAAATAAGAAATATGATGGTGAATTTACGATTGACGCTAATTATACACAAACAGAATTAAAGAAAGCAATTAAAGCAGGAGAGTTTATACTTCACAAAGTTGGTTCAGATATTCGTGTATTGGAAGATATTAATACGATGATTACAACATCCGATACAGAGGGCGATATTTTTAAGGATAATCAGACAGTACGTGTTATTGACCAGATTGCAAATGATATTGCCGTTTTGTTTAATACAAAGTATTTGGGTGTTGTTCCTAACGATGCAGCAGGGAGAATTTCCCTTTGGTCTGATATTGTAGCACATCATCGTCAACTTGAAAAAATACGTGCTATTGAAGCATTTGAAGATTCCGATGTGACAGTAGAAGCAGGCAGTACAAAAAAGAGTGTTGTAATAAGTGATTCTGTAACAGTAATAAATGCTTTGAGTAAGTTATATATGGTTTGTACAGTAGTATAAGGAAAGGAGTGAAAGAGTATTATGGGAAATAATATAATGATGAATGCAGCCGATGCAGTTTACGGCAGTCTTGCAGAATGTTATGTCACCATTGAAGGAAGACGTTATAATTTTATGTCCCTTACAGAATTTGAAAGCAAATGGGAAGTAAATATTGCGGATGTACCTATTTTAGGCAAGGTAGGTATGGGACATAAAGCAGCAGGCGGAAAAGGTACATGGAGCGGTACAGCACATTATAATCAGTCTCATTTTAGACAAATGGCGGATGCTTATCAAAAAACAGGTGTTCTTCCTTACTTTGATATTCAAGTAAGTAATGAAGACCCTACTAGTGCAGTAGGCAGACAGACTATTATTCATAGAGGTTGTCTGTGCGATAATTTTATCCTTGCGAAGTTTCAGGCAGGTGAAGACCTTTTAGATGAAGAACTTTCAGGAACATTTGAAAGCTGGGATATGCCAGAATCATTTAAAACATTAGATGGATTTTTAACAAATTAATAAAAAATTAAAGGAGAATAGAAAAATGTCAAAATTTAGTAAGTTTATGAAGGCGAATAAAACAGAGAAAAAGAATGAAATGTATGCGGCTACAAAATCGCTTTGTGATGAAAATGGTAAGCCTCTTGAGTGGGAATTTAGGCATATTACTTCCAAAGAAAATGAATCGTTAAGAGATGATTGTACAATTGATGTTCCAATTACTGGCAAGCCTAATATGTTCCGCCCAAAGGTACAGTCTGGAAAATATATACAAAAGATGATTACTGCTTCTGTGGTTATGCCCGATTTGTACGATGCCGAATTGCAGGATTCATATGGTGTGAATACACCAGAAGACCTTTTACTTGCTATGGTTGATGACCCTGGCGAATATAATGAACTGGCAGCTTTTGTTCAAGGATTTCAAGGGTTTAATGTTTCGTTTAATGATAAGGTAGACGAAGCAAAAAACTAATTGAAGGAGGGGATTGGGAGTCTAATTTTGCTTACTATGCCCTTCTCAAATTACATATTTTACCTTCTGTTTTTCTTGAAATGGAGGAAAGAGAGAAAGCATTTGTTATAGCAGCCATTCAAGTAAAAATAAAAAATGATGAGAAAAAAGAACGAAAAATAAAGCAAAAATCCAGAAAAGGAAAAAGAGGCAGGTGATACGATGGGAAGTATTCGGACAGCGATTGAATTACAGGATAATTTTACAGGTATTATGATGAATATTATTAATGCGGTAAATTTGTCTGTTTCTACTATGCAGCAGATGCAGGAAACGATGAATCATTCAATGGATACAACTTCTATTGAGGGGATACGAAATCATTTAAATCAAGCGACAATTGCAGCACAGCAATTAAGTGCTGCTATGCAAAATGTAAAGACATCAACACCAGATGTATCCTCTCAAGACCAGCCTCAATGGCAAAGTTATAAAGGACTAGAAGTCTTTACTTCAACAGGAGCAGAACGCTTTGAGCAGGAAATTTCAAGTGTAAATTCTATGATGGAGCGTTTAAGCAATACACAATATAAAATTACTCAGCAATCAAATGAATCTATGATTCTTTCTCCACAAGCTGCTTATGATATTCAAAATGTAGAAAATAGAATGAGTCAGTTAAGCGAGATGATTGAACAAGTTAAAAACAATCCCTTAAATGTAGGAAACGACAGTGCTAATGCGGGACTAGAACGATTAAGGGAACAGTTAAATCAAACATTAACATTGCAGGCTAATTTGAATCAGGCTATGCAAGGAATGGACACAGGAGAAATAAATGAAGCTTATTTACAGTTATCTCAAAGTATTAGCAATACAGAAAAACTTGTTAGAGATTCGTTTTCTAATATACCACCTGTAGAAGTCCCCATTACTTGGAGTTCAGATAATGTAGAAGTATTTACAGGAAGCGGCATAGAACGCTTTGAACAGGAAGTTCAAAGTGCAAATCATATGTTGGCTACTTTAAATCAAACACAAGCCCAAATTGCAGCAAAAGCAGCACAAACGAATATATTTCCGCCCAATATGGTAACAGATATGAATGGTGTGCAAAATCGATTGCAAGCCATACAAAGTCGTATTCAAGCCATACAAAGCAATCCGTTAAACGTGGGAAGCGATAGAGCAAATGCAGAGCTGGAACGGCTAAGAGGACAGCTTCAGCAGGCAGTAAAACAACAGGAATTAATGAATCAAGCTGTTGAAAATATGGATGTACAAGCAGCAAATGAGGCTTATTTAAGGTTATGTCAGATTGTTGGAAATACAGAAAGACATATAAGGGATAATACAGATGAACAAGGAAGATTCAATGATGAACTTGAGAGAGGCACAAATAAAGCAAATGATTTAATGAAAACAATTAAGCGAGTAGTTGCGGCATATGCTACAATTCAAACATTTTCTTCTGCTTTGGATTTATCAGACCAGTTAACTTCAACAACTGCTCGTTTGAATTTAATGAATGATGGCTTACAAAGTACACAGGATTTGCAAAATATGATTTATTTATCTGCTGAACGAGCAAGGGGGAGTTATCAGGCAACTGCCGATGCAGTTTCAAAATTAGGACTCATGGCAGGTGATGCTTTTAGTAGTTCAGAAGAAATTGTTGCTTTTATGGAACAGGTAAACAAACAATTTACGATTGCTGGAACAGAGGCATCAGGAATTGATGCCGCAATGTTACAACTTACACAAGCAATGGGTTCAGGAGTTCTTCGTGGTGAAGAATATAATAGTATTTTGGAGCAAGCCCCCAATATCATACAAGCAATTGCTGACTATATGGAAGTTCCAAAAGGAAAGTTAAAGGATATGGCGGCAGAAGGAAAGATTACTGCTGATATTGTAAAGGCTGCTATGTTTGCGGCAGCTGATGAAACGAATGAAAAATTTGAGCAGATGCCACAAACATTTGAACAGATTTGGACTTCTTTTCAGAATACAGCAATAACAGCTTTACAGCCGCTTTTAGAGAACTTGAATGAAATTGCTAATAGTGCCGCTTTTCAAGAAGTTGTGAATCATGCCTCTAGTGCATTATCAAAGTTGGTTGAGATTGTTAATCCAATAATAGATAAAATTGCAAACAGTCAGGCATTATGGGTGTTTGTAAATGGACTGATTGATGTTATTACAACAGGACTGCAATATCTTTTAGGTTTTTTGTCATGGCTGGTAGAAGGCGCACTTAATTTTGCGCAGGTTATTATTGATAATTGGTCATGGATAAGCCCTATTATTTATGGAATTATTGGAGCTTTAGCCATTTATTATGGCTGGCAATTAGCAACAAATATTATAAATTTAGTAAGCAAGGGGATTCATTTTGGGATGGCAGCAGCACAAATGATACATGCAGCGGCAACTAGGTCATTAACAAAAGAAAAAGCTGCTGAAATTGCAGCACAAAATGGACTAAATGCTTCTATGTTGGCTTGCCCTATTGTATGGATTATTATAGGAATTATTGCATTAATTGCTGTGATTTATGCAGTGTGTCAAAAAATTGCGGAAATGACAGGCGTTGCAGAGTCAGGTTTTGGTGTTATTACAGGTGGTGTTAATGTAGTTATTCAATTTTTTAAAAATTTAGGTTTAAGCGTTGCAAATATTGCATTAGGTATCTATGAGGCTATTGCAGCACTTGGTTCCAATATTATGACTGCATTTCATAACGCAATTTGTTCTGTTCAATCATGGTGGTATGATTTATTGTCAACTTGTTTGTCTGTAATTGCAAAAATTTGTGAAGCACTAAATAAATTGCCTTTTGTTGAATTTGATTATTCTGGCGTTACATCAGCAGCAAATGACTATGCAGCTAAATCGGCAGAAACAGCGGGAAATAAAAGAGAATATAAAAGTATTGGAGAGGCATTTGATAAAGGATTTCATACATTTGAGACTTTTCAAGATGGCTGGGTGAGTGAAGCATTTGATGCAGGAGCTTCTTGGGGAGATAATGCAGCAGATAAAGTTGGTGATTTTTTATCAGATATATTTAATACAGAAGAGATGACCTCAGCTGAAGATTTGGCAAATGAGTTGGGGAATAATTTAGGAGCTGGCGAAATAGGAAGTGGTGTTGAGGATATTGCAGCAAATACAGGCGATATTGCAGATTCTATGGATATAACAGAAGAGGAATTGAAATATTTGCGTGATATTGCAGAACAAGAAACCGTAAATCGTTTTACAACTGCTGAAATTAAAATAGAACAAACAAATCACAATACCATATCAAATGATATGGATTTAGATGGCTTTGTTATAAGCTTGACGGAAGCAGTAAATGAAGCAGCAGAAACAATGGCAGAGGGGGTGCATGTCTAAGGTGAACACAGGATATGATTTTTATTTAGATAAATGTTTATTGCCAGTCGCTCCTGATAAGCTTCAAATTAAAATTAATAATGCAAATACAATGGTTACACTTATTAATGAGGGAGAAGTTAATATATTAAAAAAGCCAAAATTAACAGATATTGAATTTGAATGTATGATTCCACAACTTTTGTATCCATTTGCAACCTATAAATCAGGATTTAGAGAGGCTACTTATTTTTTAAATTATTTTGAACAGTTGAAAGTAAATAAAAAGCCATTTCAATTTATTGTTTCAAGGACTTTGCCAACAGGTAAAGTCCTTTTTTCAACAAATATGAAAGTATCATTAGAAGATTATAAAATTACGGAACAACAAAAAGATAGTTTTGATTTAAAAGTAAAAATTCAGTTGAAGCAATACCGCGATTATAATACAAAAACAGTAGAGGTTAAAATTGCGGATTCTAAACCCAAAGCAACGCTTCAGCAAGCACGTGCGGCACAAAATAGTCCTGCTCCATCATCAGCACAGACATATACGGTTGTCAGTGGTGATTGTCTTTGGAATATTGCCAAAAAATTTTATGGTGATGGTTCAATGTATACAGCTATTTATAATGCAAATATAGATGTTATTGGCGGCAATCCGAATTTAATTTATCCTGGACAAGTTCTTACTATTCCAGAAGCATAGAAATGAGGTGTCTTAATTGAATGTTGAACTATTTGTTGGAAATGAATTAGGAACAAAAGTTTTTCAGCCTGTTGTCGGGGAAGGTATAGAATGGAGTACAGAACGAAGAGGCACGCCAGGAAAGCTAACTTTTAAAATAGTAAAAGATAATATAATTGATTTTTCAGAAGGAAGTCCTGTAAGGCTAAAAGTTGATGGTGACAATATATTTTTTGGCTTTGTATTCAAACAGCAATATTCAAAAGACAAAATTATTACTGTTACAGCTTATGACCAATTGCGCTATTTAAAAAATAAAGATACCATTGTATATGAAAATAAGACTGCTTCACAGTTTGTCAAAATGATTGCAGACGACTATGCACTAAATATTGGGGAATTAGAAGATACAAGATTTGTTATTGATACAAGAGTTGAAGAAAATACTTCTCTTTTTGAAATGATTGAAAATACACTTGATTTAACATTAACCAATATAAAAGAAATGTTTGTATTATATGATGATTTTGGAAGGTTGACGTTAAAAAATATATCCAATATGTATGTAGGAAAACAGGGTGCATATTTGATGATTGATGAAGAGACAGGACAAAATTTCGACTATACGTCCAGTATAGATGAAAATACTTATAATAAAATTAAATTGACTTATGATAATGAAGATACAGGAGTTCGAGACGTATATATTGCACAAGATAGTTCCAATATTAATAAATGGGGTATCTTGCAGTATTTTGATACCTTGTCAGAAGGAGAGAATGGACAGGCAAAAGTGGATGCACTTCTTTCTCTTTACAATAAAAAGACCCGCAATTTGAAAATCACAAATGCTTTGGGCGATAATCGTGTTCGGGCAGGCTCCATGATAGTGGTAAATCTTGAACTTGGCGATATAAGAGTGAAAAATTTTATGTTGGTTGAAAAAGTGAAACATACATATAAAGAAAATGAGCATTGGATGGATTTGACTTTAAGAGGAGGTGAATTTATTGCCTGATGCAGTAGAGTTAATGAAAACAATCAAACAGGCAGCAGTGGAAGCTGTGGATGCACAAAAGCCTGCGGAGGTTTGTTTTGGTAAAGTAACAAGTGTTGCACCATTAAAAATTGTAGTAGAGCAAAAAATGATATTAGGGGAAGCACAACTTATTCTTTCCCGAAATGTGACAGATTTTAAGGTGGAAGTTACAGTTAATATGATAACAGAAAGAAGTCTTGAAATGGATGCACTTGTATTAAAAAGTGTCCAATCCAAAGATTGTAATATGGATAGTTTTGAAATGGAAGCACCTATCTCTGAAAGTGTCCAATTAGACCTTGCACATACCCATCAGTTAATAGGAAGAAAAGAAATCACGATTCATAATAGCTTGGTTGTTGGTGATTTAGTTATTCTGATAAGACAGCAAAGAGGTCAAAAATATTTTGTGATGGATAGGGTTGGATAAATGATACCTTCAACAATAGGTTTTTTGGACCAAGATTTTGAGATTGAAGAACAACCAAGCAAAACATACAAAATGAATTTAGATGGAAATTCTGTTCGAGGCTTTTGCGATAAATTGGAAGCTATGAAACAGACTATTTTTAGAATCTTAAATACAGAAAGATATCAATATATCATATATTCATGGAATTATGGAATAGAAACAATGGACTTGTATGGTGAACCTGTCTCATGGGTTTGTCCAGAGCTTGAACGAAGAATTACAGAGGCGCTTTTAATAGATTCAAGAATAACAAATGTAACCGATTTTAAGCATGATACAAGTATGAAAGGAATTATTCACACATCATTTACCGTTCATACAATTTATGGAAATTTGCAGGCAGAAAGAGAGGTGCAGGTCTAATGTATGAACAAGAAACATACAATGTGATTTTATCAAGAATGTTAGAGAGAATATCAGACAAATTGGATAAAAGAGAAAGTTCTCTAATATGGGATACTGCAAGTTCAACTGCTGTTGAATTACAGATTTTATATATTGAGTTAGAATATTTAATTAAAAATTCTTATGGTGATACTGCTTCAAGGGAATTTTTGACATTATTGGCAAAAGATAGAGGTCTGGTGCCAGAACCTGCAACAAAGGCAATTCTAAAGGGAGAGTTTACTCCAATAACAATAGATGTCACTGGTAAAAGGTTTAATATTGGTGAAATAAATTATGTTGTTTTAAAGCAAATTACATCAGGGCAATATGAGGTACAATGTGAAAAAGAGGGAACGATTGGCAATCAATATTTAGGAAATATGCTGCCAATAGAATATATTTCAGGATTGCAGACAGCACAGTTGACAGAAATTTTGATACCAGGTGAAGATGAAGAAGATACAGAGAATTTTAGACAGCGTTATTTTAATAGTTTTCATGCACAGTCTTTTGCTGGAAACAAAGCAGCATATCTTGAAATGGTAAAAAAGATTGATGGGGTTGGCGGATTAAAAGTAACAAGGGTGTGGAATGGAAATATTCGTCCTGCTGATATGATACCAAATGAAAAAGTTACTACTTGGTTTCATTCTGTTGTCAGTGGATTAGATGCACAAGTTACAGCATGGCTTTCTACTGTTTATAGGGCAGCATATGAAAAGAAATTGACCGTTGGCGGTACAGTTCTTATAACGGTTGTCAATTCTCTTAATTTTGGTGAAGCATCGGATACACTGTTAAATAAAATTCAAACAGAGTTGGACCCAGAACAAAATGCAGGTGAAGGATATGGAATTGCTCCTATTGGACATGTAGTTCATGTAAAAAGTGCAGAAGTGGTTGAAATAGCAATTACAACAACCATAACATTTGAAAATGGTTATAGTTGGTCTAATATAAAGACTCCAATTCAAAATGCGATTGAAGATTATTTATTAGAATTAAGGCAAGGGTGGGCAGACAGCAGTTATATTGTAGTAAGGATTAGTCAGATTGAAACAAGGATACTTCATGTAAAAGGCGTACTGGATGTGACGAATACTGCAATCAATGAAAGTGTAGAAAATTTGACATTGACACAATATCAAATTCCAGTGTTAGGTGGTGTTTCTGCATGATAAGAAAAGTTGACCTTGTATCGTATTTACCAGAATTTATGCAGCTTTACAAAGAATCTATTGAAATTTTAAAGGCTGAAAATCCTGAATTGCAAATGATATGGAAAGCAGCAGACAAAACTTTTTATAATCATTTTATTTCTACTGCTGATGATTATGGCATTTCAAGATTTGAGAATATACTTGGTATATATCCGAATGCTACCGATACACTTGAAAATCGAAGAATGAGGCTACAAAGCAGATGGTTTAATAAGATACCATATACTATAAGAAATTTAGCAGAAAAAATAAATAATATATTAGGCGGAGAATATAACTTTGCTATTCAAGCAGATTTTAAAAATGCTTATGAGCTGTACTTAACAGTTTATACAATCAATGACAGTCAAAATGAAGAATTAGAGTATATATTGTCCATTGTTGTTCCTGTAAATATAGTAACAAATATTATATATGAAGAGGCAATTGAAGGAGCAATTTATTATGGCGGGATGATGTATGAATCGGACATTATTGAAATAAAACAAAGGCAGGTGTAAAAAATGGCATGGACAAACTTAACATTGACAGTTGATGGGCGAAATGCACTGAATCAAGCACAATTTGACAATCAGTTAAATTTTAAATCAATTGTAGTAGGTGATGGAACAGCTCCAGCAAATTTCCGAACACAAAAGAAATTAGTTCATCAGCTTTATGAATTGACGGATTTAAAAATTGATAAGACAGAAAGTGGTTGTACATTAACAGCCGATTTTCCAAAGGTTGATTATGATTATTATTTTAGAGAGGTTGGCATTATAGTAACAACAAAAGAAGGCGACAAGCTGTATGTGTATGATAATTGTGGAGAAGATGCACAATATATTGTTTCAAGTACAGGAGCAGAAACAACACAAAAACGCTTGCGATTAGCTTTAGTTATTAGTGATATAGAAAATATAACGATATCAGAGCCAAGTATTCTTTATGTAGCTTATGATGATTATGAACGGACTATTTTAGAATTAAATCAAACAAAAGTTGATAAGGTAGAGGGAAAAGGCTTATCTACAAATGATTATACAAATGTTGATAAAAATAAATTATATGGGATTGAAGAAGGCGCAGAAGTAAATGTGCAGGCTGATTGGAATGCAACAAATAGTAGTTCAGACGCTTATATTAAAAATAAGCCTCAATCAATGAAAAATCCCACTAGTTTAAATATATCATTAAATGGGATTTCTCAAGGCACTTATGATGGCAGTTTTCAAAAGAATGTAAATATTACTGCTGAAAATGTTGGTGCCGATTTAAGCGGAACAGCAGCAACGAAGGTATCTGAACATAATAGTTCAGAAAAGGCTCATGCAGATATAAGAAATTTAGTTACTACGCTTACAACTAGATTGAATACACTTGCTGATAGTGATGATACAACACTCGACCAGTTAAGTGAGATTGTAGCTTACATAAAAAACAATAAAACTTTGATTGATGGAATTACCACAAGTAAAGTAAATGTGTCGGATATTATAGATAATCTTACTTCCAGTATAACAAATAAACCATTATCAGCGAAGCAAGGCAAAGTTTTAAAAGATTTGATTACTGCTTTGAATAATACTGTTGATGGGAAAGTGAATAAAGCTGGAGATACGATGACAGGAGATTTAATTGTCCCAAATACTAGACCAAATATATCCAATCCAACATTACCTGTTAGTGGTTCACTTGTATTACCTGATTTAATAAATTTACGTGATTATAGAAGTTTTTTAGGGACATATTCAAAAGATGGTAATTCAGATTGGAATTATCTTATAAATATTCGACATAGAAATGGATTTGGTGATGGCAATTTATATGGAATGTATATAAAAGCCCCTTTATCTGGTAATAATAAAAATCTTTCTTGGGGATTTCAGCATATCGAAGAATGGAGTAAGGAAAGAATATTATTAGATAGTGTGAATTATAAAAATTATTGTACACCTGCAAATATTGGTCTTGGAAATGTAAATAATACACCAGACTATCTCAAACAAGTAAAGGCTGCCAGCTACTTGACTGGTTGGGGAGATACAAGAAATGTTGAAACGAAGCCGAGTGACTATAGTGAAATGTTTAAACCAGTTGGGCTAAAGACTCCAGCAGCATCTAAAATAACAACAGGTTCAAGTTTTGCGACCCTTGTAGGAATTAGAGGGTGGAGCGATTCCAGTGCGGGCAAGGCGCATGAACTAGCATTTGATGGAGGTGGAAAATTGCTTCACCGAGTTGGTTTGACATCATGGGAAGGTTGGAGAGAAATTGCACATATAGATGATTTAACTATTGAAAATATTGGTGCATTATCATTAAATGGTGGACAAATGAAAGATAATGCTACTATTTATATGAAAGGTACAGATACGAGTATTCTTTTATCAGCGAATAATGGTACATCTTCTATAACAAATAATATTGTAAGTGTTGAAAATAATGGTTGTCGATTGTCACTTCGTTCAAAAATAGGAACTTCAGATAGGTGTGGAATGGAAGCGTTGACTAAAAGTAATAGTAGAACAGGTGGATTATATTTTTATAATGGAGATATTTTCCCTAGTGCATATAGTAGGTTAAATATAAGTATTACTAAAAATCCAGAGATAGCAAGATCGTATACATTTGATGAAACAGGATTATGGTCAATTGTAGATGATGTAGATTTAGGAAAAAGTAGCTTTTGTTGGGGCAATATCTATGCTAATAATGGTACGATTCAAACATCAGACAGAGCAAAAAAGACGAATATAAACGGTCTTGAAATACAAAAAGTTCAAGCATTTATTAATGGTTTGAATCCTGTATCTTATAAAATGATTGATGGTACATCAGGAAGAACACATTACGGTTTCATTGCACAAGATGTTGAAGAACTAATGAACCAATTAAATATAAATAATTCTGATTTTGCTGGTTTTATTAAATCACCAAAGAAAATCATCAAATATGAAGATGAAAATGGAAAGAAGTTAGAGAATCCGATTGAAGAAGTGATAGAGAATGAATATGATTATGCTTTAAGATATGATGAATTTATAGCGCCATTAATAAAAGTTGTTCAAGAGCAGCAAAAGATGATAGAGAATCAACAGAAAGAAATAGAGCAGATTAAAAAAGAACTTTCAAAAATTTATAGTCCAATTTGAGGTGAGAATTGATTTTCTCATCTTTTTTGTTGTAATAAAATCAAAAGAAGGGAGTAATTAAAAATGTACTATGATAACAGTTAAGACGCGTTGGCGTCTTTTTTTAATGCAAAAATAGATTGCTGGAAGGCAGAAAGGGGTATTTATGGAAACGATTATTTCAAGTGTGATTGCAGCAACAGTGACGTTACTTGTTTGCATTATTAATAATAGCCAGCAGGCAGCAAGAACAAGGAATTTATTAGACTACAAGTTAGAACAGCTTACAAAGAGAGTAGATAAACACAACAATGTTATTGAGCGTACATATGAACTGGAGAAACGCACAGATGTACAAGAGGAACAAATAAGGGTAGTAAACCATAGAATTGCAGATTTGGAGGAGCATGAGCATGGACGAATTAAAGAATAATACAAAAAATTGGATAAAAGCAGCGGGAATTAGAGCAGTTAAGACAGTTGCACAGACAGCTATCGCTACGATTGGAACAGCAGCAGTAATAAGTAGTGTAGATTGGGGAATAGTTGTTTCTGCCTCTGTATTAGCAGGTTTTTTGTCTATATTGACAAGTATTGCAGGCTTGCCAGAGGTTAAGAAATAGGAAAGGAAAGGTAAAAAGATATGGGATTAAAAGATACAATTGAAATGATGAACAGCAAGGATTATAAGGAGCGTTTTAAGGCGGAATATTATCAGGTAGTTATCCGTTATCAAAAATTAGCAGCTATGCTGGAAAAATGGGATAAGGGCGAACTGAGCTTTAAGCCAACCTGTCCAAGAAGTACCTATAATATACAGATTAAGGCTATGACGGATTATATAGCAATACTTGAAACAAGAGCTGTTATGGAAGGAATTGAATTAGATAGTGAAAAGGTGGATGGAAAGGAGAATAAATAGTATGAGTAATAGTCGTTTAATTGATGTGGTTATAGAATCACCAAATTGTAATAGTCCAAGAAATAATAAGATTCAAAAGATTACCATTCATCATATGGCAGCAGTATGGACAGTGGAGCGTTGTGGAGAGTGCTTTGCGGATTCTAATAGACAAGCTTCATCAAATTATGGCATTGATAGTGATGGAAGAGTTGGATTGTATGTAAGTGAATCTAATAGAGCATGGACATCTGGTAATGCTGAAAATGATAACCAAGCAGTAACAATCGAAGTATCCAATTGTGAAACGGGTGGAGATTGGGCAGTATCCGACAAGGCATATGCTAAGCTGATTGATTTGTGTGTGGATATTTGTCAAAGAAATGGTATTGAAAGACTGAATTATACAGGTGATGTTTCAGGAAATCTTACAATCCATAAAATGTTTCAGGCTACGGCTTGTCCAGGACCATACCTTGAAGCTAAAATGCCTGATATAGCAAATGAAGTAAATAAAAGGCTTGAAGTAGAAATTGATGAAGAAGTATATGAAAATGATGTTTGTATTAAATCAGATAATGTGGTGCCAGAAATAAATAATATCAAAACAGATAACATTGATGTTGAATATCAGGTGCAGCTAAAAGAAGGTGGTAGATGGCTTCCAGTAGTAAAAAATCTGACTGATTATGCAGGAATAGTTGGCAAGGAGATGATTGGCATTGCAATTAAGGTATCAAAAGGATATGCTACATATAGAGTACATGATGTTGATGGTTGGCATGGAATGATTGATACAAGAAATACCAATATTAATAATTTTCAAAATGGTTATGCAGGCAATAACAAGTCAATTGACGCATTGGAAGTGTATTATTATACGCCAGAAGATGTCGTTAAAGAGAGTGGTTATAAAAAAGCAGTTTATCATGTATCATCAGTAAATGGTGAATATTTTGATTGGCAGCATGATAATGAAACAGACAATGGTCAAGATGGTTATGCAGGTGTTTTTGGTATGCCAATTGATAGGGTGCAGATTGTCATTGAATAGAAGTTGTAGAAAAGAGTTGAAACTCTTATTTAACAATGGTAGAATAATTTAAGGTTCTACCAAGATGGTAGGCGGTTAGCCCTCTTCGGAGGGACTGTGACCCTCCGTTTACATAGAAACTCGAAAGAGAATCTAGGAAAGGAGGGCGTGTGTTATGCTAACTATAGAAAGTCTAATAGCAGTACTAGCATTATGTGGTACCTGCTTTGGAATTGGATATACAATAGGATTTCATCATGGAAAAACACAAAAATAGCCGCCCCCTGACAAGTGTTGATCTGACCCCAAAAAGTTAGACAAAATTAGATAATTATGTAACTAACGAGGATTGAAGTCTGTATCCAACAGGACTCAATCCTTTTAGTTTGCTCTTAATACGCTTGTTATTATAGTAATCAATATATCTTTCCAATTCAATACGAAATTCCTCCATAGAACGAAATTTTCGTAGATACAAAAGTTCAGATTTGAGTAATCCAAAAAAGTTCTCCATAATAGAATTATCAAGACAGTTCCCCTTTCGGGACATGCTCTGACGAATCCCTTTTTTCTTCAAACATTTTTGATACTGTTGATGTTGGTATTGCCAGCCTTGATCTGAATGAAAAATAAGGTTTGTATTATCTGGAATCTTTAAAAATGCTTTATCTAACATATCTAACACCTGATTTAATACAGGATGTTCATTTATGTTATAACTAATAATTTCACCATTGTACATATCAAGAATTGGAGATAGATATAGTTTTGTTCCAAACAAAGAAAACTCTGTTATATCTGTTGTCCATTTTTGATTAGGGGCATCTGCTTTAAAATTACGTTTTATAAGATTTGGTGCAATGTTACCTACTTGTCCTTTATAAGAACGATATCTTTTCATTCTTACCATACATTTTAAACCCAATATCTTCATTAGCCGTTGCACTGTTTTATGATTCACCTGATAACCTCGATTGTGTAGTTCTAGCGTTATTCTTCGATATCCATAACGCCCCTGATTTTCATGGTAAATTTGTATGATTTCTTCTTTAATCTTGGTATACTTATCTGGCTTTTTTGCTTTATGAATATAATAGTAATAGGTACTTCGTGGCAATTGTGCTACTTTAAGTAATGCTGTCAACTTATATTTTTGCCTTAATTCATGAATGACAGCTACTTTATCGGTTTGTCTAATTTTTCCCGATGTTGAATTAAGGCATTCAATTTTTTTAAGTATTCATTTTCCATGCGAAGATACTTAACTTCTGCTAATAAATCTTCATTATCTTTTATCTTTTTTTTAGGTTTATATGTTTTTTTTATCTTCATTTTACTTGCCCTGCCTCGTTTTTCTATATACAGAGCTTCTTTACCTTCTTCATAATAAATATGTTCCCATTTTTTAATTAAATCCCTACAAGGAATGTTAAAATGAGCAGCGGTTTTACGAAGAGAAGAACCTGTATGATGCATATATTCTACAACAGAAATCTTAAAATCACCAGTATATGTTTTAGGTTTCACATTTAATCCATCGATACCATGCTCTAAATAAGCGTCTCTCCATTTTTGAATATCACCTTTATGAATATGATATTCTTCTGCCAATTGTTTAATACCACTATTCCCCTGTAAATATCTTTGTACAATTTCTAATTTTAATTGTGTTGAATACATCTTTTTTCCTGATGGCATAAAAAATCCCCCTTCATTAGACTTATATTTTGTCTAACAAAAGGGGTTCACTTCACAAGTTGAGCAGCTATTTTATTTATTGTATGTCGGGCTAACCGTCTATCGGTAGTTCCTAAAGGGTGTCTGTTATTAACAGATACCCTTTTTCTATTGGTATTGTAACATATGCAATTTTGATTTGCAATATTTATTATAAAATAATATGACAATCGTGATAATATGAGAAAATAAATATATAGTACTTTCTCATATTTTATTTAAGTATACTGATAATTTATTTTATTACAGAATAGCAAAATGTAGAATGATGATGAAATACATGATATGATTACTATGTTATTCAACTGATACCTGATAATGAGAGGAGGTATTCACATGAAATTTGTTTTATCTTTCTTAGTTGTAGTTGGTGTAGTTTGACATTAGATGATTAGTAACTTAATAATAAAAAAGTAACTTCAAAGGTATGTAAAATTAAGATTTAGAATTATATGTTTGTATGGTTCAGTGGGTGGAATTTCCACCATTTTGCCACCATTCACAGATGAATTTGTAAAAAATAAGCAAAGATAAAGACTTTAAACTATTTAAAAAATGGCTTAGAATAAAGATTTGTAAAGATAAACAAAGAAGTTTCTTAATATGTATCAATAAACGGTGCATATAGAGACTTGTTGCCTTTTATCCCGCATAAAATAAGGATTTTAAAGGTTTATATAAAATAAAAAAGGTGGTTTTTCCACCCTTTTGCCACCATTGAACTTGATTTTGTGTTGAAATAAAGAAAAGGTGTTGAACACATTGAACATTGTAGAGACTGTCCTAAAGGACAGTCCCTTTTGTTTCAATCCCCAGTTTTTATTTTTATGCTTGTTTTCTTTTTGCTTCTACTGTTTTTTCAAAAATATCTACCGTTTGATTCTGTAATTGTTCGGTATTGTGAACATAGGTGTTCATGGTGGTTTCAATATTCGTATGTCCTAAGCGTTCCTGAACGTCTTTGATGTTTGCACCTGATTCTATCAAGTATGTTGCGTGGGTATGTCTTAATGAATGATAATTAAAGGCAAGTCTTAATTCATAATGTATTATCCTTGCACAATATTTGAAAGAATCAGTTGATACATATTCGCCATTTTCACGTACACAAACCATATCAGCAAAAGGCAATGCGCATTGTAATGCTCTTGAAGCAGGAATAATGCGTTGCATTGGTTCTCCTTTTTCATCAATTTCTTGTTTCAAATAGTGTTCTGTATAATATTCACCATATTTCATACGATTAATGTTTTTTTGACGTTTTGCATTTTTAAGCGCTTTATACAAGGTATCACCAAACTTGACAGTCCTATTTGAAGTAGAAGTTTTGGGTGTGCCAAAGTACCAAGATGATTTTTCTTCTTTTTTACCCTTTATTGCAACAGCTTTTCTTACATCGGTTCCAAAATTACGTTTTACAGTGATTTTATTAACGGTTATAGTGCGGTTTTTGAGGTCAATATCATCCCAAGTTAGAGCAAAGGCTTCACTAATTCGCAGTCCTGTATAATATCCAATCATCAGAGGAATGAAAAACGGTGAAGTAGAAGGGAAACGGTCTATAATGCGTGAGAAATCATCAGGGTCAATAATATATCGAGTTTCTTTTTTTGTATCATTCGTATATTTAGGATATTTGATATGATTACAAGGATTCATTTGAATATAATGCAGCGGTTCAACTGCATAATTTAAAGCACCTGAAAGTGTTGAGATGATACCAACAACTGAATTTTTTGCAAATCCCTTTAACTTTAAATCGTTTGCATATTCTTGAATACTGGCACTATTTAAAGCTTTTAGTTTATATAATCCAAAAGTAGGTTTTAAATGTTTGTTGATAATCTTTAAATATCCAACTTGAGTATTATATTTTAGATTCATCTTGCAGTAATTATCAAACCAAAAGTCAAGATAATCAGAAACACTAATTTCAGATGGTTCAAATATCTGTCCAGCATGATTATATTCATTTAGTGCTTTTGAAAGTGCTGCTTCGGCTTCTTTTTTGGTATTGCCACCAACTCTTTCAATTTTGTTGCGTTTATATATGGGATTACCTAATTCATCATATAGAAGCTGCCCATTTTTATCTTTCTTTTGTTCTTTTCCTGCATCAAAATAATAATACCATTTATTACCTTTTTTGCGTGTTCCACCTTTCATTGTTATTTATTCCTTTCTAATTGCTATTTTGGGGAATAAATGATATAATTAAAAATGTATATTCCGAATCATTTATCCCTTTGATTTGGGTATTAACAACCCCTGACTGTTAAATGGTCAGGGGTTTAGATTGAAAAATGTAAATATATTGTTTTCAACTATTTTTGTTAATATAGAACTTTTTATTACTCCATCACTCCCTAATTAATAGGGAGTGATTTTGTATATATACCAATTTTTAACATAAGAAATATTATAACTCAGGTCTCCATACCAAAAATATAAAAACATATGGATACCTTATGAAAAAAATGCAATAGAGTCTTTCTTAAATTAAATTTATATTTTTATTTAAAAAGTATGAAAAAAATTGGTGATATATCTATATTAATATTTTAAAATTGTTTTTTAAAGTTGTATCGTTTCTTGAAGTACTGTTTCTGGCTTCATTTCATGAAAACGATTTACAATCTTTGAGCTATCTTTTAAATCATTAGATATATCAATAATTATTTGTTTTTCACCATTTGATGTATAGTTGATTATTAATAAATTACGAATGTTTATTTTTTCTTTTGTTTTATTTCTACCACCAACCATTGCACCCAATAAACCAAAGGCGGCAGCTCCTAAAATCATACCTGGTGCAGACTGTTCAACAACCTGTTTAATTTGACGTTCGTCCATAATTTGAATATTGGAAACTTTTTCTATTTCTAAATTAAAAGTTTTCCAGCTACTTTTGTCTCTTCCTGGATATGCTTTAATCCTAAAGCTAGTATCTTCCAGTGTTATAACAATCTGTGTTTGAGCTGGAACAGGTAAACCATCAATTAAATTACCTGATGATGAAAGATTTTTTTGTTTGAACATAATGGATTTCCTTTCTGTTTGAAATGTATGAAAATTACATTAACTTTTCATCTAATGATTTTTTGAACTTTAACATTTGCTTTAGTATCAATATTTTTAGTGATTAAGTAATTTAACTACATTTCTATACACTTATTGTAAGTATCAATTATATAGGATTTGATTTGCTCTAATTGAGATAGCTCATCAAAGTAGTACTCAGTTTCATAGTTGGTTGTGTCGAACTTATGTAGGGTAAGTAAATTTTTATCCTGTTGAACAGCAATTCGACAAATCCATTTGTGTTGAGAACCTAATAGGTGCATGTACACATAGCGTGTTGTTTTCTTGAATAAAATATTTTCAGTAGGAAGCATATCTTTTATATATTCAAGAGTTTTTATTTCTTCACAAAGGAATGAAATATTTTCAGATTCCTTTTTTGTATTAGCTTCACTAGCAGTAGGTATAATAGCATTTTGTAAACGTGAATTAAGCAAATCATTTATGTATTCATTTATTGCCACTAGAGTTAATTCTCTAAATTTATCTATGACAGCTTGTGTTTTTACACCATTATAAATGTTTTTGATTAATGTGCGTATAAACTGTTCAGAGGGAGAATTAAATTGTTCAGCAATAGCAGCTTTTAATAATAAAGTATATTTTAAATCCGAAGCATTATTTAAAATTTCTTTTGTATTAAAAGATTCTTTACAAAATTTTTTTAAAGAGGCAACAGAATCATTTTTTATATCTAATAAATTGATTTCTAAAAAAGGCGTCAAATCCATTTTGTTAGCCTCTTCAAGGTCTGAATAGAAACGATAAACAATTCCATTTGTTAATATGCCAAATCTTGTCTTAGTAACAGTGAAGTATCGAAATAATTGGTTTATATGTTTTATAGCTAAATCGGTATTAACTGGCTTTACTTCAATAATCATTATGGGATTACCATTTTGCAAAATAGCATAATCAACTTTTTCACCTTTTTTAGTGCCTGTATCAGCAATATATTCTGGGACAAATTCTAAAGGATTAAACACATCATAGCCTAGCAGCTGAAAAAAGGGAAGTACAATGGACGTTTTGGTTGCTTCTTCTGTACAAATATTATTTTTCAGTTTATCAATTCTACTAGAAAATTTCCGTAATTCATCGATAAAGTCCATTTTATTTCTCCTAAATCATTAGTATTGTAATAGTGGTTTTTAATATAGTTTGTTTATCTGCTGAATAAATTGTTACTATTTTATAAAATATTGTAACATATTGTTGTAAATTATTAAAGTGAAAAATTAAAAGAAATATAAAAATAGTAACAATAAAGTTGATACAAAACAATAAAAATACAATACTTTTTTATGATAAGATAATTTTGCAGAGTAAACAAAAAATGTTTAATCAAAGTTTATACAATGAGAAATTCAGAATTAGGAAAAAATGTTTTTAGTATTCTAAAATTATTTTATATTATCAGTATATTAAAGCTGATGATTGATGAAGAAATTTAACATTTTTTTAATAATAGTAAATGTTTAGAATTTACAAAGAGAATATAATACATTCCCATACTAATATAAGATAATAAAAAATTATAGTCTTTTTCTTTTTGTGCTTTCATTGTAAAATTATGTAAAATACAAAGGGAGGAATAATATGAATGAAGTAAATAACTATAAGGAAGAAATTATTAAGATGGTGGAGAAAATTGAGAATGTAGGAATATTAGAATACCTACATATGTTTATTAAACTATTTTTAACAAAGTGGGGTTAATCTACCCCACTTCCTTTATTTGAAAGCATAGAATCAATCATTGACATGACGATTTTTTTATCTCGTTCATTGAGTATAGAAAACTTTTCTAAGAAAATCATATCATTTTTGGCACTTTTAGAGGATAATTCTTTTCTCATCTCTACATCAAAACCCATTAACCACATTGGTTCAACATTCAGTACTTTTCCCATTTTTCCACTGCTAATATTAGATGGTGCGTGAGAACCATTTATATATTGGCTTATAGAAGATTTATTGACGCCAGATTTGTCAGCCAATTCTTGTGGTTTCATGTTTGCGTTTGATAAGGCTAATTGAAGTCTTTTTGCGGTAAGTTCATTTTTCATTTGCGTCTTCCTTTCTATTTTTACTATATGATACACTAATAATGTTAAACTTTCAACAAAAAGTTTAACATTATCAAACTTGTTATTGACAATAAAGTTAAACGATGTTAAACTAAAGGCGGATAAGGAAAGGAGGGGATAAAATGCCTTATACTTATAATAAATTACGAGGGCGTATTATTGAAAAATACGGAACACAGAGCAAGTTTGCAGAAAAATTAGGAGTATCCAAAAACTCTGTATCAAAGAAGATGAACTGTCAGACAGAGTTTTCACAGGCAGACATTATAAAGTGGTCTATGCTTTTAAATGTACATAAGGATGAGTATGGGGAATATTTTTTTACCTAAAAAGTTAAACTATGTTTAACAAAAGGCGGTTTATAGAAAGCATACAAATAAAAGTTAAAAAATAACAGCGAGGTGATAATTTGAGTAAGAAGAAAAAAAAGAAACAGACTGTATTCAGTGAGAAACAGACTGTTTCTAATAGTGAGTTGCAATACTTAAGACAAAGTGCTGAAAATTCAATTATTACTGTTTTTTCAAGTCATATGCTTTTAAAGCAGCAAGAATAAGTGTATTGATAACTTTTATTTGAGTTTCAGTAAAGCCAGCTTTTTTAATGATTTCCTTTGATTTTGAGTCATTAAAGAAGTGATTATCAATAAAAGATTCAATGTCATCAAAGTTTATTGTATAAGTATTGTTCATATAGAATTTTCTCCTTTCTATGTACTCGGTGCAGCAACACCTGTAAATACATTATAGGAGAAGAGAAAAATTTAGGCAATACAAGAAGGTTTGAAAGAAGGTGAAAAAATGCAAATATGTGATTTAGAAGAAAGAAATGCAGGAGGTATAAAAATATGAATGAAACAGAGTTAGAAATGAAAGAATGCCTCCAACAGCTATTTATTACGCTGTCGGAAGCTTCAAAAGATTGTGAAGCACATTTGTTACCATCAATAACAAAAGCAATGCTTGAATTATACAATATTTTTCGGACTATTCATCTTTAACTTTGAGCTGTGTATAAATTTCATTATATAGAGTAGCAGCAGTTTTTGCAAGTTTTGTAGCATGTTCAGTTAAAGTATTTCCACCATATTCATTAATGTTGTATGAAAAATTATCTAATAATTTTAATGTTATTTCAAGTGTAATTTCTTCTTTAGACATTATGATTTTCTCCTTTCTATGTACTCGGTGCTGCAACACCTGTAAATACATTATAGGAGAAAAGACAAATCTAGGCAATACAAGAAGGTAGAGATTTGCAAAACTAATTGTTTCAAAGTGTAGACTGGCAAAACACAATGAAGAATAAGAGTTTTGTAAATCTCTAATACAAGAAAGTTTAAAAGAGGTAAAAAAAGATGAAATTCAGTGAACAATTAAAAGCAGCTATGCAGCAGTTAGGAATTAATCAGTCACAGGTTGTTGGTATGACTGGTATTGGGAAAAGTTCAATCAGTCAGTATTTATCAGATAGCAATGTGCCAACAGAGGAAAGACAAAAGCACATTGCAGTATCACTTGGACTTGCTCCTGATTATTTCAGCAAAGAAAATAAACAAGTGGTTGCCTTTTCAAAACAAGCACTTGATAAGGGTATCCAACGTCTTGATGTAATGGTTGCTGCAAAAATACTTGGTATGACTCATACTACTGTACGTAAAGGATTGCAGCAGGGAGTGTTCCCATGGGGATATGCAATTAAGACTTCTGCAAACCGTTGGACATATTTTATCAATGCAAAACGGTTTGCAGAGATAGAGGGGATAGAAATATGATTGAAAAATAGGAGCAGTAAAATGGCATATTACAATATTTGTCCTAAATGTCAAGCACATTTGGACCCTAATGAGATATGTGATTGTGAAAAGGAAGATAATAGCAAACAAGCTATTTCTTCTAAGTTGGTAGGTATTAATTCAAAGACAGGACAGGTATTTTTTCAATATGATAATAAAGCAGAAATTATTAGAAAAGGAGAGCAATAATGAATGTAAATGCAATAACAATAAATGATTGTTTAGAAATGATTGATATGAAAGGTCAATACACCAGTATTCATAATGGTAAGGTTATAGGATTTATTGATGAAAAAATGAAAATGGAAGTAGAGCAGCTTCTGGGGTGTCCTATTACAGATGAGCAATATATAGAGGCTTTTAAGTATGCTAAAGACAAGCAAGATTACATACGTAAACAGGAACATAGAGCAACAGTTATGCAGCGCTGGTATCTTGTGAAGCTAATAGAAGAATATGTGCGAAGCCTTGAGTTTTCAAAGCTAACAATAGATTTATGTAAGAAATGCGATGGCATGAAAAAGAGCGCCCTGCATAAAGCAAAGGCACTCAGTACAGCAACTATATTATAGCATTTCTTAATAAATAAATCAAGTAGAAAATATAAAAATTAATATTTTAGTAGAACAAATAGGAGCAGGGAATAGAAATCCTTGCTCCTGAAGAACTGGAAAGGTTATTGAAAAGTTGGAGGTAAATATGAATCATAGCTTTAATGTAGAGATAGCAACAAAATATGGAATGATAGAGGCGGTTCTTCTTGAACACTTAAACTTTTGGATTTTAAAGAATAAGGCAAATGAAATAAATTTTTATGATGGGAATTATTGGACATACAACAGCACAAAAGCACTTGCAGAGTTATTTCCATATGTTTCTTTAAATACAGTATCGAGAGCATTACGTCATTTAAAAGAAGAAGGATTGATTCTGTCTGGGAATTATAACAAAATTTCTTATGACCGAACAACATGGTATGCCATTACCGAAAAAGGAAATTCAATTTTACAACATAGTGAATCTGATTTATCAAAATGTGAAATGGATTCACCTAAAATGATAAATGGAATTACTCAAAATGATGAAATGGATTTACCCAAAATGATAAATGGAATTACTCAAAATGATGAAATGGATTCACCCAAAGTGATAAATGGATTTACCCAAAATGATAAACCTATACCAGATATAAATACAGATATAAAACCAGATATAAACATATCAGATATAAAACCAAATATAAACAAACCAGATATAGAACCAGATGTAATCATAACAGTTTCTAACGAAACTGTTTGTCAGACGGACGTCCGACGTGTTGCTGAAGAGTGGAACAAACTACAAGCCTATGGAATAAAACCGATATCAAGGTTTAATTGTCATTCTAAGCGTTATGAATTACTGGTAACAAGGATAAGGCAGTATGGTATAACAGAGGTCTTGTCAGCCATAGAGAGAATAAAGCAAAGTGATTTCCTGCAAGGGAAAAATAATAAGGGCTGGATAATAACCTTTGACTGGTTTGTATTGCCCAATAACTTTCCTAAAGTGCTTGAAGGAAATTATGACAATGGACAACGACAAAAAGCACCATATCAAAGCCAGACAGAACAAATGCTTGAAAGTTCATATAGCATGATGTCTGAATGGGCAAGAAATAAAAAAATGCAGGAGGGATTCAATGACAATTGATGAATTTGGGCAGTTTGCTTCAGCAATAAAGACCTATTTCCCTAAAGATAATTTATTGTCAACAAATGAAGCAATGGATTTATGGTTTGATATGTTGAACGATTTGGATTATCAACAGGCATACATAGGATTGAAAACATATGTTGCAACCAATAAATTTCCTCCTGCAATTTCGGACATAAGAGCATACGCAATGAAAGCAAAAGAACTGCAAGAATTAAACGAAATGGAAGCGTGGTCGCTTGTTAAGAAGGCAATTAGAAATGGCGGTTATAATTCCATAGAGGAGTATAAAAAGCTGCCGTCACTTGTACAGAAAGCAGTTGGACTGCCTAGTCAATTAAGAGAATGGGCATTAGATGAAAATTACAAAGAAGCGGTTGTTATGTCAAATTTTCAGAAAGCTTACCGATTTGAACTGCAAAAAAAGCAAGAATTTCAAAAATTGCCACAGCAAGTACAAAAATTTATTGAAAGAGAAAATAAGCACTCCTATTCCACTCAAATAGACCAGAAAAGGCAAGATATGATAGAAACCAATGCGAAGGAACAACGCGAAATTATGGCATTCGAGATAAAATTACAAGGTGTTCCAATGCCAGATAAATATAGGCAAAGATTAGAGAAAATGCAGACCAATATGGAGTAAATCAGAGAATTAAATTATAGATTGTATTCATAAAGGGGGATGAAAAATGTGTGAACAAGATTACGATGGTGATATGAGTTATTATCAAGAACAGCTTGCAAAGAAGGGTATTACAAAAGAGATGTTCAACATGGAGAAATATGCAGGACTTACTGCAAGGGAATTACAGAGTCTTGTTGATAGTGTGCAGCTTGTAAAAGAATAAAGAGATGGAGGGCAGAACCAGTGGAAATGAGCAATAATGAAATTGTTTCAAAATTTAAGAGAGCGGAAGGAAAAAAAGAACAGATTTCCATTTTAGCACAACTAAATGGCTGTAATGAGGAAACAATTAAACAGATTTTGATAGATGAGGGAATACCTGAAGCAGAAATACAGCCTGTCAAAAAGAGAAGAGGCAGAAAACCAGGAATAAAAAATAAGGTTCAGCCACAGAGTGATTTTCCATCAGAGTTGATTGTAGAAGATGAAAGAAAACGGCTGCCCTTATCGAAATGTAACAGAACCTATCGCACAGGAGATGTATTGTTACAGCAGCCAGAGGATATGACAGAAGAAGAAAAGGAACGATTAAGACGTATTCAAGCCATTCCAGAAGTGGCAAGAAAGGTTTTACAAAAAGAAGTGAATCGACTTGTTGATGAAATGATGGAATTGGAAAAGCAGCTTGATACATTGGTAAATTATTTGAATGGAGAGTGTAAACCATGATGGAAGCAGGAAAAATAGGACAAATCCGATTTACTGTACTAGGCAATCCGTTTGGAAAGCAGCGACCTAAATTTGCTAGGCAGGGACAGTTTGTTCGTACATATACGCCAAAAGAAACATTGCAACATGAAAAGGCAGTTGCTGCACTATATGAAAAAGTAGCAAAGGGAAAGCGATTTGAAGACAAAGTGCCACTTGATATACAGATTACAGCATATTATCCCATTCCACAAGCGACATCAAAGAAAAGGCGAAAAGCAATGCTGGAACACCGAATACGCCCTGTAGTAAAGCCTGATTTAGATAATGTAGCAAAACTGATATATGATGCCCTAAATGGGGTAGCATGGCATGATGATAATGCCATTGTAAATACACGAATATGTAAATTTTATTCAGAAAATCCTAGAGTGGAAATTTTTATCCAAGTGGCAAATGTTGATTTGTGATAAAAATTAATGAAGGAGGAAAATTTGATTGTTTTTATTGTAAGTTTTGGTATTTCGTTTATTGTCGGACTTATCGTTGGGAAGATAGTTAGAAAGAGGAAAGAAAAATAAAATTTCAGGATTGGAGGTAAAGAGAGGTTTCGTGCGCACGGTTAAAGCTGGCTTTACTCCAATTAAAAGAATGAAAGTAGATATTTTTAACACAGAAAACAAGTATCAGATAATTTACGCTGACCCACCCTGGAAATATGCAGATAGGAAATGCAACGGAGCTTGCGAATTTCATTATGATACTATGAAATTAGAGGATATTAAAAAGCTTCCTGTAGACAAAATTGCAGACAAGGATTGTGTTTTATTTCTTTGGACTACGTACCCTATGTTAAGAGAGGCGATGGAATTGATAGAGGCATGGGGTTTTACTTATAAATCCATTGGTTTTCAATGGGTTAAGAAAAATAAGAGTGGAAATGGTTGGTTTTTTGGATTAGGCAGATGGACTAGAGGAAATACAGAGCCATGCTTAATTGCAGTAAAAGGAAAGCCTAAAAGAGAAAATAATAGCGTTTCACAGCTCATTATGGAACCTATAGGCAGACATAGTTCTAAGCCTCCAATAGTAAGAGATAAAATCGTAGAGTTATTAGGAGGAGAGAATAAAAATAAAATAGAATTATTTGCAAGAGATATGGTATCTGGTTGGGATTGTTGGGGAAATGAGGTGTAAGTTAAATGATAAACATTTGTGGAACAGAATTTGATTTAGAACACCCAACGAGCATTTATGTGAATTGTGACTGCATGGATGGAATGAAGTGGTTTCCTGATAAGTATTTTGATATAGCTGTATGTGACCCCAACTATGGTTTAAAAGAGCATGGAGGGCGTAATCGTAATGGATATGTCAAACAGAAGAACGGAAGTAAGATATATGTGTCTGATGGTCAATATGTAAATCGAAATTGGGATAACGAACCTGCAGGAAAAGAGTATTTTGACGAACTCATGAGAGTTTCCAAACATCAAATCATTTGGGGCATAAATTATTTTGATTATCCGCTTACAGGCGGCCGAATCATCTGGGACAAATGCAATGACGGTAGCGACCAGTCAGACGCAGAAATTGCATATTGCAGTTTGAATAACCGAGTTGATATATTCCGCTATATGTGGCGTGGTATGTTTCAGGGAAAATCTATTTCTGAAGGTACAGTGCAACAGGGAAACAAAAGGCTGAACGAGAAACGCATACATCCCACACAGAAGCCGGTTAATCTTTATCGATGGATTGTGCAGAAATACATACAAAGCGGATGGAAGATACTTGATACCCATACCGGCAGTGCAAGCAGCCTGATAGCATACCATGAGGCAGGACTGCAGTTTGTGGCTTTTGAAAAGGATAAGTATATGTATGATCTGTCAACTGATCGGTATAAGGAAGAAACAGCACAGATGAATTTATTTGATTTTATAGAAGGTTGAAGCAATGAGAGTTTTAATATCATGTGAAGAAAGTTAGCGTATGTTGGGAAGATTGGAGGATTTGGAGTGACAGAGAGTGAAGCAATTGAAGTATTGACAGATAGACATACAAGTATTGGAACAACAAAATGTGATGATGTGGCTTGGAGAAAATTAAAACCTGCAATAGATATAGCTGTTAATGCTCTTGAGGAAATCCAGCAGTACCGAGCAATCGGCACAGTCGAAGAATATCGGGAGGCAAGGGAAAGGCAGAGGGCGAAGAAACCATTTAAGGCACTTGAACATCAGAAAAAATCAGGATATAAACATAAATGTCCTAAATGTGGTTGTGCTGTTGGATATGTAGAAAAGACCCCTTTTAGAAAAAGAGTCTTGATTGAACATGCTGCTCCATATTGTTGTGTATGCGGTCAAAAGTTGAATTGGTCTGAATAGGTGCAGTTGTTTGGAGAGAAAGGAGTTGAGGGAATGGCAAAGAAAAATTGTGAACTTGAACTTTACAAATTGATTATGGAGGGGGCTAATTGTGGTTTTCCTTATGTATCTGAATTTGGCTGGATAAATGAATGTCAATTTGTCGTTTGGGTTGATTATTTTTGGGTTAAAGAATTTATGGACAAGTTGATAGAAATTTTTGGAGATGGCATATTTGAAGATTGTCGCCATTTTCATGCAATCATGCAATC